AAGGCACGTTCAACTGCTCGGTTTTCTGCCGGTTGGAATACGTCACATAACCGGCCTCAAACCACGCCGAACTCCCTGGAATGCGAGTGATCGCCTCTGAGATCCCACCGCCGGTACAGGACTCGGCAGCAGTGACGTGGGCATTCAGAACCTGCAAGCGCCTGCCAAGTTCAGCGGCCAGTTGAGTGATTTCTTTCACGGTCATCTCCTGAGCGAGCGGAATGAGCACTACCGTACACGAGCAGATTGCGCTTGCAAGGCACAGGATCGATCAAAATGTTAGCGAACGACGGCTCTGACATAGGCCTGACAAGCCTGCAAGGCAATCAGTCCACTGTCGCCGGCGTCGGTGATGGCGATAATTCGTTGAGCATGCGCCGGGTCAAGTCGGGCTCGCGGGGCGCCATTATCCAGGCTGCGGGTGCTGGCGGAGGCTGGCACTGAGTCGCCTGAGGCAACGTCGCGGGCATCAAGGAGGACTGACAAGCGCAGATCAGCAGTGGCAAGACGATCGCGCAGGCGACCTTGATCACGTTGGGCATCGCTAAGCGCTCGGTAATGGGTGAGTTCGCTGGCCGACAAACGCTGCTCCAGCGCCAGACGCTTGTCCTGCTCGGCCTGTTGCTGCGTTGCGGCGGCCAGCGTCAGCTGATTCAGTACCTCGGCGTGCAGCCTGGCCTGTTGAGCCAGTTGCCGGCCGTACCGCCAATCCTGAAAGTGCCAGGCCAGCGCCGCCGAACCGCCTGCCAACACCGCCAGTAACACAACAAGGCCGATTGCCCGATAAGAAACTGGCATCAGACCGAAGACTGGCATAACACCGCCCTCGCCCGCGCCCAGAGTTGCAGACGATCTTGCAGGCCGTTAAGCCCACCGTTAATGCGGCGGGTGATGCTGTTGAACTGATCGCGGTCAGCCAGTTCGTTAAGGCCGTTTTGCTCCCAGAACCAGGCGGCAGAGTCGGCGGCCCATTGCGGCTTTTCCAGCAGTTCAGGCAAAAACAGCAAACGATCATCGCCGAACAGTCCGAGGCTGCATTGGCGGTAATTGTCACGACCGGTGATCTGGATCAGGCCTCGGCCACGATACTTTTGGCCATCGCCGTCTAACGCGGGTGTATTACCCAAACGGGCGGCCAACCTGCCGGTGTCGTACTTGCTCAAATATTGGTCACTGCCGAGTTCGCGTACGTACTGTAACTGGCCTGACTCATGACCGACTTGTGCGAGGAAGGCGGCGATGCGTTTCGGCGTATTGATGCTGAAGCGAACCATGGCGGTGTTGAGAACGGAAATGAAAACGCCCGCTTGGGAGCGGGCGTTGGGCATGATGGTTTCCAGCAGGTGTTGCGTAAGAGACATGGTTATACCCATAGACAGGATGGAAAAGTTATTCGGCCGCCACCGGTAAAAATCAGTTCATGTCTTCAGGACCGAGCATCCAGACAGGTCGCCTCGATCGAACAGCGATAGCTGTTCTGACGACTGCCGCTGGCCGTCACCTTGTCGATTGACCAACGACCGCGCATGAAATCGGGCCACGTACTGTCCAGCAGCACCAGACCTTCGGCGGACAATCCCGGATTGCCGGGGCAGTCGATCTTCACCTTCAATGCTTCACGCATCATGCGGCGTACCTCGCCTTCACCGGCGGCCCGGGCATCGCCTGCGCTTTGATAGCGTTGCCGAAGGGTCTTGAACGGCGCGATGCCGCTTTCCTCGACACGTACCTTACCGGCGGCTGCATCCCACCAACTGGTCTTGCAGCCCTGGTACTTTGCCCGCGCGGTTTCTTCGAGTGTTGCAGCGATAAAAGACTGCTCGCCCGGCCGATTGTTGGTCGTCACAGAGAGCTTGATGTCCGGCATGACGTTGCCCGACAGCGACTTGGCCTGACCACGTCGTGCCAGCACATAAAGGTCGTTGATCGGCTTCGCGACCCCATCATGGAGACAGGCAAGCCGGGTCAGAAACCCCATGTCTGTTTCGTTGGACTGGTCGATATGTTCAATCTTGATCTGCGCCAGATCCGGGGCCACACGCGGTGAAAATCCATGCCTGGAGGTCAACTGGCGAAACAGCGTCCCCACGGTTGTCGGACCGTGGCTGACTGATCGGCGTTGCTTGAAGCCGGTCTCATCCGCGGCACTGAACGGTGCCGCCGTGGCCACCAGCGTCATACGCAGGGGAAACAGCGTCGGCGTGCGCCGTGTGACGACGAATTCACCCTTATCAACCAGGCCCGACTCCACATAGCCCACTCGCAAGCCGATTTTTCCGCCCAGGCTCGGTAATCCTTCGAGCCCTTCCAGGTTAATTGTAAGCGTCAGTTGATCGGACTCTATCCCTGCCGCATCGATGTGCTGCCATGAAATCAGTCGCTCGTTGAGCAGCGCAGCGTTCGCGCCGTAAACCTCCACCGAGGGTGTAAAACCAAGTGACATGTTGCCTCCTTAATCCCAGGCCGAAGCCGGCTTGGGTGCGATGGGTTTTGAACCCAGCTCGGGCAGGAGCACCCGCACGCCCGCCGGCAATATCGGGCCATATTCGGCGAGCCCCGGATTGAGACGCCAAAGCGCCTCCTCGGCGACATCGTCACAACGCTCAAGCGCCCGGTACAGCAGCAGATTCACCGAATCACCGGCAATACTTCGAACATTACGCATTGGCGAACTCCAATAAATCGATGGCCCACTCGACCACCATCGCAGTGCCGTCATCAATCACGCAGCCCTGGGTTTCCGACACCGTGAGGATCTGCCACAGACCCCAATTGCGACTGATGCCGTCAACCAACGGCACAGGGACGCGCTGCGCCTGCAATGCACGCAACTCATCCAGCCGATCCATCGCCGTCGCGTACATCGATTTGCCCGATATCTTCAGCGTTTGCAGCCCTTGGCCGGTCTGACTCGAGATGGGTTTACCGGTGACAATGTCGATGCTTTTCCAGCCACCATCCGCCCCGCGCGCCAAGCTGCTGTAAGCGAAGTCTCTGGACAGGCCGAAAATGAAATTGCCCAACACCATTTGCTGACGCATCAGGTACCTCCGTCGGTCAGGGCCGCGTCACTTCGCATGGCGAGTGAGTTGGGCAGGGTCATAAGTCCGAATTGGCCGGTAATCTGCTGTACCACCAGGTTCGCCAACTGACTGGCGCTGGCCTGATCCTGGCCATTGATGTAGATGTTCGCCGTCATCGAGTTCTGCTGATTGCTCGTCCGGGCGCTGCTCAGGTCTTTGCTGACCTGATCCGGAGCGGCGAGCTGGTCGGCAGGCGCGGCGAGTTTTTCACCCAGCCAACTGCCCGACTCCCCACCGATCCAGCTCCCTGCCAGTCCGCCGACGACTGCGCCTACCGCTGCGCCAATGGCTGTGCCAAGGACCGGACCAAACAAGGTACCCACAGCAGCGCCCATGGAGGCACCTGCCGAAGCCCCCGCCCAGCCACCGCCAGCGGCTCCCAGGCCAGTGCCGACCCTCTTGAGGTCGCCGTTCATCGTGCCTTCAATCACATCGGGGGCGGCCTCTATCGCAAATGCTCCAGGTAAAAAACGCTTGGATATGCCTAATGGAGAAATGCCTTTCAGCGAATCGCCGAGAAGACGGGGAGCCCCGCCGCCCAATACTCGCTTGGCCGCCTGGCTGGTCATCTCATCCTTTACGGCATTGAACAGTGCCCCCACCAGCGGCTTGATCGCTGCTGCAACCAGCACAATTGCAGCAGTGGCTTTAGGCGAGGTTTCAGCAAATTCACTCAAGCTATCAACCAGCGAACCAAGTGCGTGAATCGAGCTATCCGTCGCAGGTGCCAGCGCATCGCCCGTGGCCACCGACAGATGATCGGTGCGTGCATTCAAGACGTTCAACTGGCCTTGCCGGGTTTTCGACAGCGCGAGTGCGTCTTGCCTTACTGAGCCCTTGTCACCCAGTTCCGACGTGGCGTACTGGGCTTTGTCTTTCACCTGCCAGAACGCGCCATTCACATCGGCAAGGTTTTGCGCCAGGCGCAGTGCCGCTTCATCACCATTACCAAACAGGGTGGTGGCAAGCGCCGGGCGTTTCTCGGCAGGTTGCGCGTTCAAGGCCGCGAGCACCGACATAACCGTGCCGGGTGCCGCGTCCTTGTCACGCAAGCCGCCCGCCACCGCTTTCGGCTCCAGACCCAACTGCTTCCAGGCTGCCTGCTCGGTTTTGGAGGCCTGATCCCCCTTGCCCATGGCCGTGGCGATGTCTTTTAGCGCAACGCCGGCATCAGCCTTTTGCGTACCAGTGTTCAACAATGCCGTCGTTAATGCGGCGGCTTGCGCAGGTGCCAGGCCTGCTGCTGTAGCGGCACTGCCATCACGCTGCAAGACGGCGCCGATGTCAGCCGCTTTCGCACCACGGGGTATCTTGCCCAACTGGTTGACTGCATCCGCCAGGTCAAAGGCTTGAGCACCGTTGAGCTTCATGGCGGTGCGCCAGTCGACCATCATTTCTGCCACATCCATGGCCGGCATTTTGAACGCCGACGCGGCGACGCCAGCGTCACTGGCGAAGCGCAGCAGCTCAAACTGTCG